CTCTTTGGATACTTCTTCAATGCCTTAGCTAGAGCACAAGTATGAGTTTCAATAAACCCTGGGAATACCTTGTTAATACTCTTAGCAGTAATACCAATCTTAAAGTCTTTCTGGATAGACTTCATATACCACTCTGCTTCTTTAGAGCCACATGTGGACATCAATCCATCTAAGGCTTCTAATGCAGCATTACCTGTCAGGTCTCTGCTAGCTAGTAGATTAGTAAGGAGGAGGTATTTATCATAATTGTATTGAAGGTCATCGTTGAATTCAATACTTAAAGGCTTAGTTTTAGACTTTTTCTTGATACCAAATATCATCTCTGGGTCATAAGTTCTTAGTAGGATTTCTTTAAACACGGGGTTACCCTCACCCTGTCTCAGGTAATCCTCTTTAGCCGTTCTTGATGTAGTTCCCCCTATAGCTTGCAACAATTCGAATGCATGTACAATCTGTTTAGTCATTTAGATAAATCTCTCCTTTCAAGGTCTCTGAAATAAAAGAAGGGGAGTTCTCAGAGTTTTCCCTTTATTTGTCATATGGCATAAAATAAGAGGTCTCTCTACAGAGACCCCTCTTTTTTCTCTAGTCGATATACCAGAATGAAACTGGTTACCCAACCTAGTATCTTTATACTCCAAATAGTTATGTCTGGAGGATGTGTGGCGTAGTATTCATCTAGGTCTAGAATACCCCACCATACCACTCCTACTAGAATGATTCCTGCTAACTGGAATACATAGCTGAATAGCCAGCACATCCATACCTGCCTTATGGTGTTCTGTATTCTCATTCCCATTTGTGTTCTGCTACATGCACTTGGATATGAGGGTTATGACCAGGTATTATGTGGTCATATAGAGCCTTAAACCCAATAGTCTCAGCTAAGGTTGTGTACTTAACTGGAAATTTCCTTAACGCCCATGCAGGGAAGTGGGACTCTTTAAAGTGTTGCCACCATGTAGCAGGTACTTGGAAGGTAACTGTCTTCTCAAACTCTTTAGCAGGGACTCTCCTTGATATACCCATCACATAGCTACTAGCCAACCCATTAATTGCTCTTTCTATAAAGACATCAAAGTCTCCCATATGAGGCTCATAGCTTACATGCTGGGCGATAGTTTCTCGTATACAGTTTATGATAACTGTCTTGTGTTCAACCCTGTCTAGTTGCCTCCACATATCACCATTGGCTCTATCATGCCACATATTACTCATCATCCTCCTCTAGTGCTCGGAATACCATAGTAAACGCTAGGTACTCTGCTAGGATAGCAGCAAACTGGTTACGCATCAGCCAGTTCTTGAAGTAGTTTGTATCGAACTCAATAGGATCATTTAGAGCCTTATCTAGCTCATGTCTAATGCTTGTGTAGTCAAAGAATTTAAGGTTCATAATCTTGTTATTAACACCTAGACGCTTTAAGTTCTCAGGCTCAAAGATACGTGCATTAACCTTAGACTTCATTAATGCTTTCTTCACGTCACCAGTAGCAGCTAGGATGTGGTCAATGTGACCATATTTATCCATCAGTGCTTTAGCTTTCTTCTCACCTATACCATGAATACCAATGATATTATCTGAAGTATCCCCCACTAACGCTCGGTAACCAAGGTATGCTTCACGTGTTACTCCAGTCTCTTCATAGAAGTCACTGATACCGATTACTCTATCCTTGTAAGGAGTATACACTGATACACGCTCATTGATGAGCTGTAGCATATCCTTATCACTTGAGACAATCATAACATTGTCTTGAGTAAGCTCACAGAATGCATAAATTAAGTCATCGGCTTCATGACCATCTAACTTAATACTACGTATATTGATCTTAGGAAGCATAGTGTTAAGCTCATTTAATTGAGCAAATAGCCCATCGAACTTAGCTTTCTCTTCAGGGTCGTCACCATAACTACGATTTGCCTTATATTCGGGATATAATTCCTTACGCCATTCTGCTTTTCCACCATCGAAACACACCAAACATTTAGTAGTTTCTGGGAAGCGTTCCAGATATATCTTAATGGATTTAAGGACACCCTGCATTACACCTGTAGGCTTGCCATCCTTTGTCTCTAGTTGTCCTTGCGGAGTATGGAAAGCACGGTAACCTATATTATTCCCATCAATTAGTAGTAACATCTTGTTTCCTCCTTATAATGCTCTTCTGTATTTTTTACGGTATTCTTTCGCAGGTAGTAAGTCTACAATCTCATCTACCTTGTAGTTCTCTTCTAAGTCCATTCTAGCATGTTGCTCAGTGACAGCATACAAGTTGATAGGGTATTCCTCTCCATCCTTCTTGCATAGAGCAATGAACTTATCTCTGTTACTTCTGATAGCCTTAGCCTGTTCCGCATACTTTTCAATAGCAGGAATGCCCTTAGGTATTGCAGGCTTAGGTCTAACATAAGACTTACGTATATAAACTATGTGAGCGTTCTTATCCCACCTAAGGGATACACTACCATCATGAGCCTGCTTACACAGTGCTCTAATTTTATCCCTCACCCATACCAAACGTAGACCATGCTGTTCAATTATATAGGTGTAGTCATATTCACCTTTCGTCTCAAGGGCTTTAAGAATTTCATCATTCCAATGGGGTTTCCACTTTCTCTTGCGTCCTGCTTCTGCCATCTCAATCACCTCACAAAAAATAAAAGAAAGGAGTCAGAAATCGACTCCTTAGGGTTTATTGACCTGTCAAACCTTGTAAATTTTGTATCATAGCACTCGCCTTGCCTTTTGTAATGACAATCTCACCATCTTTTACTAAAGTCACCCCATCGTATGGATGAGAAACTCCCTTGTTCATAGCTGTAACAAGTAGCTTCTTAATAAAGCCAATCTGACCTGTAGTAGCAGGTTCACTTACCCATGCAGGAGCGTTATTTTCATCCTTTTTCTTATAGTTAGACTGTGCTTCTCTAGGTGTCACATCTACTTCAATGCAGTTTCTACTAGCTAGGTAGTCACACATGTGGACATGTAGTTGAGCTTTAGTTTTAGGAATGTCCATAATTTCATTACCTTCTTTATCTGTATTCCAGATGCCCATATGTGTCTCAATCATATTACAGATTAAGCTCCATTTATCTTCCATATCTTTAACACGCAGTGTAGTATCCATATCACAAGTGAATCCATAACCTTTAGTAGGGTGAAGTGCTTCACGTACTAATAATGGATGCTCGGCTACAGTATGAGTACCATCTGTACCTTGCTTTAGGCAGTCATGTAGTAGTACAGCAACACGAATCATATCTTTCTCTACTGGTGTAAAGGGAGAGTATAATTTATGGTCTAATAACTCCTCAGAGATACGGAATACACCTTTTACATGACGTACTAAGCCAGCCAGACCTAAGCTACTTTTTGGATGGTACTTACCACTTGCTGATGCTGGTACATACCAGAAGTAATCAGGTGCTTTATTTAAGCCATGTACTGCTAAGTGACGGCACACTTCATCTTCAATACAACCTAGTTCATATTTAAATTCATGGCTAACATCTACAGCTTGTTTAATCTCTTTCATAAGTATATATCCCCTTTTCAAAAGTATTAGCAGGTGGTTGCCCACCTGCTTAATGTCCTAAGTATGCCTTACTTACGTTTTCTACGTGCTGCTAGCTTTGCTGCAATCTCAGCAGATAGGTCGTCTCCATCCCCATCGCTAGACTCTTCAGATTCAGAGTTTTCCTCTTCCTCTTCCTTCTCTTCTTTTTTCAGCTTAGTTTTGGTAGAGTCCTTTTTAGGCTTCTCTTCCTCTTCCTGCTCTTCTTCCTTCTCTTCACCCTCTTCAGGCTCTTCACCATTAAGAATAGCATCAATCTCATCATAGCTCTTAGCCTTAGCTAATGGGTTTAAGTCGTGTGCCTCTTCTTCCCAGTTATCAAAGCCAATAACAGACTCTTTACGCACAGTCTTAACATCATACTTAGTGTTATAACCTGTACCAGACTTAGTAATGATTACATCTAAGCCCTCTTCCTCATCGGTAATATCACCGTACTCTGGATCAATGATAAGAGCAAGTAACGCCTTATAGATGCCGATACCAGAACCAAACACTTTGATAGGTGTTTCCTCTTCATCATCAGCGTTAAACCATTTCTCCTTACCATCTACTTCCTTCTTCTCAAATGAATCTAGGTCATCGGCACGGTCAATAGCGTTGTAGTATACACGTGTCTTCTTGTTAAGCTCTTTAGCCATCTTATCGTACTTGTCATCTTTCTTCTTAGATAGCTTACGGAACTCAGCAACAACGTCACATACTGGACAAGGCTTGTTATCTCCATGAGTTTTAGGGCACACTACCATTGTACCACGTTTATTCTCTTCAGTCTTATTCACACCAAAGTGTACGAATACCTCTTTAGCAAATACTCCATCACCTTTAGGTGGTAAGATACGGATAACATTACGCCCATCTTTAAGGTTAAGCCAGCTAATTCCACCGCCAGAACCATTACCTCCGCTATTGCTATTTAACTCTGTTAATCTTGCTGCTAGTGCCGATACGTCTAATTTTGCCATTATAATTTTCCTCCTTGGGGCTAGTTACGGTCAATGACCTAAATTACGCCCATTAAATGTGTGATATTTTGGTTATAACTTTTCAACACTTTACGCTTGTCACTACTACGTAACAATAGCTTCAATGTTGATTCTCTATGATTAAACGCTTCAAGAGTAGACTGTAAAGTATCTCTGTGCTCTACTGCTCTCTCGTAACGCTCACCACCAATGCTTAGGTCTTGCAGGTACTGTACATGATTCTCAGCTACATCATACAGGGTCTTCCACCACGCATACTTACTAGGGTGGCTTAGGACTTCTTTAAGAACATTAGAGCTATCTATAGCCAGTTCCCTCTGTAAATCCGCTGTGTACATTTTACCTTTTGGTAAGGCGATTCTTATAATCTTACGTGACATACTCATCATACCTTTCTGTCTTGAACGCCTTCACAATTATTAAAGCAAGGCACACAATTTTTTCTCCACCATCTCTTAGTATCGTGGGGTTCAACAACCTGTTCGACATAAAAAAAGGTCAAGAAACGGGAATCGTCTCCTGACCTATAAACAAAATGAAAAGCCCCCTATCAATGAGGGAGCTTTTCTTCTTCTACTATTCTATTTAAATACAACTTGATACACGCCTTGTCAAAGGAGGTAACCTGTCGTTCATCAATCATTTTATCTAATTCTTCATTTATCTGCTCTAGTCTAAGATTACAATCGACCATCCTAGATGCCATTGTGACTGCTGCTAAGTACTGTCGGTAAGGAGTGCCAAGTCTGGTAATTTCTATAGGCTCGTCAGATAATTTTAGTCCTAGTTGCCTAGCCAAGGCAACCCAGTCAACCTTATCAAAATCTACATTATTAGGCATGTGTTCTAGCATGTCTTTGTCTCTCCTTTTAGTATGATTTTATCTACTTCAAAGCCCCTACTAATCCAATCTAGAACGTATTTCTCCGTGCATGTGATTACTACCCCATTAGATTTATTAACCATTTCGTAAGTTTTAGTCTTGGTCATATTGATTTCCTCCCTCAAATTGAGTTTTGCAAAATTTTATCCTCAAGTCGAGTGGAAGATTCTTCCGTGAGATACAGAACTAGTTTCCTATACAAAAAAGAAGAAGGCTCTAACAAGCCTTCTCCCAGTAATCTAATGCAAATTTTGGTATTGGTGTACCGTTTTCTTCAGCTTTCTTATACTCTTTCTCTGCCTTAGCCTTTTTATCAGCTAACTCTTTCTGTAGGTAACCGTCCACTCCGTGCTCTTCAATATCCTCAATAGAACACTCGAACGAGTGACCGTAGTTGTATCCAATCTCCATCTCAGACAGGATTGGCACATCACCTAGGAAATTGTAGAACTCATTGTATTCAGCTAAGTTCTCCATAACATGCTTAACTTTCTTAGCTACTTCTACTACCTCATCCTTTGGACAGTCAAATACTATACTATCATGAACCGTGATTACGATACGGCTCTTATAGTCAGACTCCTGTAGCCACTCATTAATCTTGATAAGAGACATAAGGGTACAGTCTGAACCTGTTGACTGTATAGGTGCGTTAACCGCTTGGCGTTCTGCCTCATTCGCAATAGAGCGGTCTGTAGAATCTAAACCTTCTAGATGACGAATACGGTTAGTAAGAGTCTTAACGAACTTGTTCTTCTTAGCAAATTTCTTAATACGTTTAACCCAACGCTCTACGTCTGGGAAGCGTTTGAAGTAGTTATCAATGAATTTCTGACACTCTTCTACAGACATATTAATACCTTCCGCACGTAAGTCTTCAGACAGTCCCTTAGGAGACTCTTGGTATACGATACCGAACTGAATCTTCTTAGCAGCAGTACGTTGGTCTTTAGTGACTTCATCTACAGTTACACCGAATGCACCTGCGGCTACCTCTTTATGTAAATCGGCACCAGAACGATACAGTCGGATAAGCTCTTTATCCCCAGTCATAACTGCTAGGATACGTAACTCTAGCTGGGAGTAGTCAAACTGTACTATAACGCCATTGTCACCAAAGCGAGATACAAACAGTGTCTTTATCTCATTATGATACTGGAACAACATCGCACTATTCACTTTACGAGGTAACTGTTGCATGTTAGGTTCATTACTACTTAAACGCCCTGTAACTGTTCCGTGTAGGTTGTAGTTACCATGAACAAGTCCTCTAGCATCTATGTGTAGAATTAACTTTCCAATGAAGTTACTGTACAGATGGGCAACCTTACGGTACTCCATCATAAGCTCTACCATAGGGTGTTGATTTCTCATGTATTTCAATGAGTCATCATTAGTACTAGGTTTGCCCTTATCAGTGAGGACAACCGTTTCCAGTCCCATTATATCAAAGAATAAGTGCTGTAACTGTGGGGGTGAACTAAAACTAAACTTGTCACCACCCTTGCTAGGGTCATACTTCTTATACTTTTCAAACTTCTCTTGTTGCTCTGCTGTACGTTGGGCTTTCTTAATGCCTCCAATGGCTACACGTTCTAACCATCTTTCATGTCGTTCCCTCTCAATACTAACTATTTCAGGGTACTCTCTTAGCTTGCTTTCTAGTCTATCAATCTCAGCTTCATATCTTTCTTTGTAGATACTAAGTAAGTCTACATCTACTTTAGCCCCTGTATGCTCAATGTCCATCAGGGCATATAAGCCAGGTACCATGAGATTATCCCATAGCCATTTCTTCTCTTTGTCCTCTTCAACAAGTGGCTTGTATTTGTTGAGTAGTCTATAGGTTACATCACAGTCAGCCGCTAAATAGACTTTAAGGGTATCCCAAGGTATCATGTCGTAGTTACCTTCATCATCACCCTTAGGTAAGAATGGGTCTAACTCGTCATCATATCCACCCATGTCAGTTTCTAGCCATGCTAACTGTTTCAAGTCATGGGTACCTTTTTCCTCTGTTACTGCAAGGTAGTGCATTAACATGGTATCCCATTTCATCTCAGTAAAGTATACATCTATCTGTTGCAATAACCACTTCATCTCGAACTTACTGTTGTGTGCAACAAACTTTAGCTTACAGTCTTCAATTAAGAAGCGTATAAATTTAATTATTGTTCCAATCTGATTACCTGTGAAAGGGGTTTCCCTATGATATAACGGAATGGCACAACCATAGCCAGCTCTATCAGAGAATCCTATAGCTGATATTTTAACTATCTCACTCTCAGGGAACATAGCTCTCTTAGTCTTGGACATAACTGTCTTATCCAAGTAGGGGTTACTCTTTACACCCTCCAAATCGACTACTACTTCATAGCCATCAGGTAAAGCCATTAACCTCTTAAGCTCATTGATAGCTGTATCGTAGTCTTCACAGTATAATCTCTCCTGCTCATATGCCAATATGTCAGAAGGAAGCACACCCTCTAGGATTGATTGTAGATTAATGATGTCCTTAGAAAAGAACTCCATATACTTTGGTTGCTTTAAAACCATATTAGGATGTATCATAGGGAAGAACTTGTAACCATCCTTCTCAATAAGTCTTCCACGTTGCTTAGTTATTGCAGTAAGACCCGTTAAAGCCCATAAAGACATATTACCTGTCGGTATAATAATCTCTGGTTCTACTGCATCAATCTCTGCCCACAGATAGTCCATACATGCCTTAACTTCATCCTTTAGGGGTAGTCTATCCTCTGGTGTTGAGCACTTAACTACCGCAGTATAGTAGATGTCATCAGAGTCTATACCTACTTCCTCTAATGCTGACTGTAATAGCTTACCTGCTTTACCACTGAAGTACTTACCCTTCTTATTTTCATGTTCATATGGGTTCTCCTGAATCACCATAATACGTGCCTTTTTCTTACCATGCCCCATCTGTAAGACCTTTGGACAGGTCTCAGAAAGCCTACATGCAGTACACTTCATCGAATCAACTCCTTCAAAACTAATAAAAAGAGGGATTCCAAAAATCCTCTCGTACAATAGAAAAAGACTCTAGGGAGCGAATCCTAGAGTCTTTTGAACACTTTCAGAAGTATGTGTGAACGATACCGTTCAGATATATGCAGCTATATAATAGAGATCAGTATTAGACTACTCTGCTTTAGGAGCAAAGTCTTCTACTTTTAAGCCTTTTACAGCTTTCTTTAAATCTTCACCAGCTTTGATACGAACGCCTACAGTAGCAGCGATTTCCATTGGCTCTTTCTTAATAGGGTCAAAACCTTTACGTGGTGCACGGTATGCAGGCTCTACTCCCCAGAAACCAGTTAATTGTAACTTTTCACCTTTTTGTAGAGTTTCTACAGTGATTTCTTTAAGCGCAGTAAACACTTTGTTTACATCCACTTGAGTTAATCCAGTACGTACAGAGATAGCTTTTACAGTTTCTTGTTTATTCATTTTAAATTCCTCCTAAGGATACTTGTTATAGTAAAAGTCAAAGTATTGAAAGTCTCATGGTAACCGCCAGTGAGCTTCTCCCCTTGTGACCCTTCTGACTTAAAAAAACCGTCTCACAAAATCTTTTCTCCCCTGATAGGGGAGAGTGTTTATCATTATCTCCCCAGTACTATTGCTCTAGGAAGAGCATCTTGTCTTTTGAGTAATCTGGAACATTTTTATCCACCCATATTTTGAATACATTAGGGAAGTTGTCTCTAACATACGTCATATACAGGATTCCATAATTCGTAAGGTCAGCTATAGCATCAATCTTGCTCTCCCCTACCTGCTCAGTAGTCAATCTACCCGTTCTTAACCCCTCTTCAAGAAGGTTTAGGGTACTAACTGCACCCTCTATCTCATCGTTGGTCATCTTATCTAGGCGGTCATATTTGCGGTCAATGTTTGCCATGATACCACGTATTTCCCCTTTGCCTTTCCAAGATGAGCCATAGTACTTCTCTTTGTCATACTGGATTGCCATTAACAACGTCACAATCTCAGGTAGCTTACTATTATCTGGTTGGCTTGGTAACCCTTCCATCCACCTAGTCATCTTCTGTGCAATGGCTTCAATATCCATATTAGCAGGTGGGATAGGTGCAGTAGTTAAGCGTTCAACAGTCTCTACTAAAGTAATACTATTGATATGAAGCCACTCTGACTCATACGCTCCTGCTCCTACCTTAAATCTCACTGACCCTCCATTAGCTATAGTGGATGAAGCGTTATCCGAATTAAGAATAGCTATGTCTACAATCTCAAAATGTGCCAATGAATTTCCTGCTACGTACACCTTGTCTCCAATTTTAGGGAAGAACATACAATCACTCTCCATATATGTGTTTTTCGATTGCTAACCAATCGACTTTATATCCAATTGACTTATCGTCAATATAAATATCAGCACCAACTTTTCTAGCTACATTTGGTTCATATATTGCATTCACTTCAGGTAGTTGGTCATTTACAGCACACCAGATATGACCTAACTCATTTGCTTTTAGGAACGCTAACGCCTCATCTAGGGGTGCTCCAGTACGACAAGTCCATAGAATTAAACGAACACCATCTTCATATAATCTCTCTAGTACTCGTTTACACTCTGGCTGTAATACTAGCTTATGCCCCATGTCAGGTTCTGTGCTAATCGTTCCATCAAAATCTACTGCCAATATAATCTCTCCGTCTAATAGTGCTTTACCCATTAAAACACTCCCTCTCCAAAAATATAGCGAACAGGTCAACCGCCCGTTCGCCTTAAAAAAAGAGGAAGTGTCCCAACTTCTCTCTCCTGCACTATCCGTTCGTGCGTTCGATGTAAAGAACCTTGTCGTAATCCCAGCCCTCGTATAACATCTTGAAGTCTGACAAGTCCTTATATTTAGGATACAAGAATCGTAGACAAGACAGTTTCCAAGAGCAGGCAGGCATATTATCTAGTGCCGCACACACGATATGCCAGCTACGACCTTCCTTATGCGCTCTATATGCAAACATTGCAGAAAATGCCATTCGTAGGTAATCATCAGGGATAGAGTTAATGTGGTTTATTACATCCACATACCATTCTCCAGCATATGAAGTTGGGTCATCGAACCTAGGATTAATGTCAGTAAAGAATTCATCTAGGTGGTCATGGAATGAATCAAAATCACTAGACATTCTAGGCTCATTGCTGAATGTGAATTGTTGTACTTGTGGTACTTCACGTCCAACTAAAGTAGTAGAAGTCAATCCATAAGCATTCAACACTTTATCAGTCTCTTTTGCACCATAGTCATCAAGATAGATATGAAGAGAGTCAGTAATCTGATTGTATGTTCCCATAGGAATACCTAACCAGCTTGACATACACTCTAAAACAGTAGCAAATTGACAAAGGTTGGCACCAAATGTACCCCAATGCAGGTCGTTACTACGGTTCATAACCGTTAAGTCTAGTTTACCTTTACGTATCTTGAAAGTCAAGAGAAGGTTACATGGTCTATCTTTTGTCTCATTGCGTGCATGGTCAAAGATAGGATTATAAATCACTGCTACTGCTTGGCGTGTGTCAGGGTCAGCTTTAAGCTTCTCATACACATCGTATAACTGGTCAAAAGGATTCATGATAAAGCCATTCGCATCACTCTTGTTCCAGTGACGTAGACGCTCACCATATGGAGCATTAAAGAATTCACCGTCATCAGAGAACTGTTCCATGCTAGCATTATAATCCAGTAACCATTTCACATCACTTCTACCACCCATAATCCACGCTGTAGATTCAGCTAGTTGGAAGAATGGATTTACTACTCGTCCTAACAAGAATGTTAAACGGTTAGCAGGTTCAGTAAACTCTAAGATTACGGGTCGAATCTCCTTTACCGCTTTCCCACGTGGTTTTACTACATCACCTTCTAAACATAGAGTGAACAATGCATCCATGTACATTTGGGATGGGTTATTGCCTGTAAATATCTCAGCCATATAAAATTCCTCCTTTGAGTGAGTTCGCTTAATTAAAGCGTTCAAACTCAAAGTTGTCTCCCTCTGTATGGAAAACCTAGCCCCTTTACTTACTAAAAATTTAAAAGTATACTTAAAATTCTTAAAAATTTAAAGAGAACTTTTAAATACTCTTTTTAATAAAAAAGACAAAAAATAAAAAGAGTACCCAAAGGGTACTCTTTTAAGCGTTGCTTACTGGTAGCGACTGTTGTTATCAGTGTACCCACCAGATGTCTTCTTGCCAGTTGTGTGTAGGTTACGAATAACGTCACCTTGCTCTAACTGGTGAATCATTTCCTCATAGAACTTAACCGCAGCACGAGCATTAGGTAATGTCTCATCTACTAGTAATGGTGCACCTGCAACAGGAGCTAAGTACACATCTACTAGAGCTACAGTTACCTTGTTAGCCACATCGTCTAACTCAACCTTAACACTGTCAGTTCCGTAGCGCTTTTGTTGTTCTACATAAGCATTTACATCATGGATATATTTATTAATAGCCATTTCTACACCTCCAAAATAACTTGTCTAAATAAATTATCATGAAGGAGACTATGGTATAATACACAGTAAAAGAGAGACACAAGGTAGCCACAGAACTAGGGAATCAGCTATAAGGTCATGAACGAGGTAGGCTACATTTCCTTACACTATTCACTATGCCAGTCTGTAGTGCGTTGCTCTCTCTTCCTTTTTCTTTTTTCCCTCCCCTCCGTGGGGATTCCTTGATGCCTTACCCAAATACTTCCACTGCCGCTTTTATGAAATAGAGTACTATAAGCCCTCTTATTGAAAAGTCAAAGATGCGTTCACCTAGTGCTTTCTTCTCTTCCATTGATAGCCACCCCCTGAACTTAGATTTCCCCAACCCATCACAGGAATATTCTTCCGTATTAACAGGAAGCAATGGCATTGGACTCGTCCCTAGTAATGTGACAAGCTAGACCAACGTAAAGTTAAAGCAAACCCGAAACGACCCCCCGAAACGAGTCACCGTCACTTTTGAGTAACGGGGGGTGCATGCTAGTACACTCTTTGATTCTCTAGGTGTCCCAATCCCCACCAAAAGCGAAACATTTTTTCTTACTCTGGGGTGCCTCCGCACTGGGTTGCGAAAATCATGAGTATGGAGGAGATTAGAATGACGCAACTTGTAGTTAAATGTAACCACAATCAGGTGAGCAAACCTAAGAAGTCTGAAGTAATTAAGTGGGATTTCATAGAACCTCAGTATGAAAATAGATCACGACATACTGGAGAACTAGAGCAGGGTAGAAAGTCACTGGTTAGATGGTTCGGTGAGATGATATTACCTACAGCAATCGTTACACGCCTAGGAATGAGAGCTACACATGCATTTGCAGCTACTCAGAATGCCAACGACCTACGCAGAGGATTCATGGATATAGTTGACATATTCACTGCAATAGCAGAGCCAATACTTTGGTTCTACGCTCTGATAGGGTTTATCATGATGGCAACAGGTAAGAGTAAGGATGCTGGATGGAACAGAATTAAGAACGTAGGATATGCTTACATTGGAATCTCAATGTTACCTACTATGTTCCAGATGCTACGTTGGATTTCCAATATCATCAGATCATCTATATCTTTCTAGGAGGAATCAGATATGAGTAGAGCAATTACATCTGTAGACTTGGGGTTCATGTACACAAATGCTATCATCAATGGTAAGCCAGCTGTAATCAAGTCGGTTGTAGGTGTTGGAAGAGATAGAAAGCTAAAGGAATTCAATAAGAGTGTAGCAGACTCCTTTGAAGTAGACCAAAAGCACGATGACATTGAGTATAGAAATGCAGACGGCACACACTTTGTATCAGACTTGGCAATATCTCAATCTAGAATCGTTAAACACTCCCTAACTGGTGACCGCTTTGATAGTGAGGTTACAAAAATACTACTAGGAACTGTTCTCGGTCTAGGTATGGGTGGTGGGTCGGTGGAAACTAACTTTGTATCAGGGTTACCAGTTAGTCACTTTGACCAGTATAAGGAAGCTATTAAGAGCCTGTTTATGGATAACAAGCATGAGTACCATCTAGAGTCTTCAGGTATCAAAATCAATGGCTCAGTTAAGGGTAAGAAAGGATTATTCGTACCACAACCGTTTGGGGCTTTAATGGACAGAATACTGGATGATAAAGGTGAGATATCAGACACTAACTTAGCTAAGTCGAGGGTAGCAGTAGTTGATATAGGGTTTGGAACTACAGACATCTACGTGTGTGAGGTCTTCAATAACATTGAGCATCTGACTACTAGCTTCAGCGTTGCTATGAACTCTGTAAACCAAGTCGTCTCAGATAATATATTAGACCACACAGGAGTAAACTTCCCACTGTATAAGGCTGAACATGTAGTTCAAAGCAGAGTACTGAAGTCTGGAACTAAGATATACGACATGGCTCCAACTATTGATTGGGCATGTGAGAACGTAGCTTATGACATCACTAATAGACTGCATAACTTTTGGAAGGATGAAATAAACTTCCTAGACAAGATAATATTTGCTGGTGGTGGAGGGGTTTCACTGTACCCTCATATGAAAGACCACTTCCCAAACCCAGAACTAGCTAAGAGCGGTCAGTTTGCAGTAGCTAAAGGGTATCACAAGTGGGGTGTGAGAAATCTGATTAGGGGTGTATGATATGGCTGATAAACAGTATACATTCAGAACAACTAAGTCTACAGAGTGGCTGGAAGACCATCTAAATGATATGAAGGATAGAAGCGGTTTTATCAGGGAGTGTGTATTATTTGCAGTAGAGCATGACCCAAAGCTGGCACAGAGGTTATATGATAACATCACCTCAGAGATAATGTCACAGACTCCTATCAAATCACATCAGAGACCAGAAAACCCTAGCAAACCCAAGAAAAAAGTATCACATCAGAAGCCTCAGCTCCCAGTGTCAGATAAGAAGCCTGCACCTCAGATAAAAGAATCCAAGCCAAAGATACTTGTACAGCAGGACAAAGAGATAGACCTAGACAAGGCTTTGAGTGCAAATACTAAACAATTTCAATAGGAGGGATTTACATGGAGAAGAAACCAGTAAGCAATAAAGTGCTATACGTTGTGGGTGCAGGATTAGTTACAGCAGGTATGGTAACTATCAAGGTGTTGACATGGTCAGTTAACAAGGCAGTAGAAGTACTCTTGGAGGTACAATAACATGTTCTGGGTTAGGTTGGTTGGAAGTATATGTAAGTCGCTCTTGATAATGGGAGCTATTGAATATATAGCTCCTGGATTCTCATATCAAGTGGCTTACAAAACTGTAAAGGTGATAATGGGTATGTGGATGGGAGGACACTAATATGAATGTACGCAAGATGGCATACTCTTGTATCTATGTAGTTATCTCGTTAGCTGTACCAGAGTTATCTGGAAATGGTCTCAAGTTCATCGGTGGTATAATGGGTGGGATATTTGATGCAACGTTTGAATCTATCGGTGAGAAGGCTAGGGAAGAAATGATGTATGTGTTACCAGAATTTATGCAAGGATGGTTTAAATAGGAGGGGTTAAGATGAATGCACAACCAGAGGTTAATATTGTTAATCCAACTACTAAGGAGAAGATACGTTTAGTAGAGAAAGAGGAAATACAGTATGTGACACTGGAGGTTATTCCTAGTAAGATGACGTCTAATGCAGGAGTTAGGTGGCTTATAACAGAGTTTGCAACACTGTTCACTCCACTAAACAGACGTATCAACTTTGCAGGTGGTAGACTGGTCTACACTCCAGAGATGAATATATGGTGGGAAGTAATAATACACAAAGGTCAGGTGAAGTTCTATCTGGTTATACCTGATAAAGACCACTTAAAGGATGCACTTACTAGGCAGATAAGAAGATGCTGGAAACGTTCTACAGTAAGGGAGGTGAAAGACCCTCTGCCTAATCTTCATATGGACAATACTAGTGTCACCAAGATGTCCTTACAGAATCATCCAGCGCTATCCTTGGATGTAGAGAACCCTAAGTATACTCCATTGGACTCTATCTTGACGACTACTAACTATCTCAAGGATGAGGATTATGCGATACTCCAACTAGGGATGAGACCATTAGGGGAGTCTTGGAATGAGACTATGGTTGGAATCAGCGAAGATATCAAGGAAAAGAACACCATTCCTAAGAAAAAAGGTACGATGTTTACATCAAAAAACGTCTTGGTGGGCTTGGCTAACGTTGTGGGTCTTGTTCTTGAAGAACTTATGAACATAGTAGGTGATTTCCTCATACCTGGCTGGGAGATGAATAGTGAGTTCAGAGACTCACTAAAGAGAAAGGCACATGAGGGACGTTCTAAATCATCATTACGTAAGAAGTATAGTGAAGGATTCAAGATTAACTTTAATGCAGTAGCTGTATCCGAGGATGAAGATAGACGTAGAGCTATCACAAGAAGCCTTACAGCAGGTTTCCACCCTCTAGAAGGGGATAATAAGATAGTGACGAAAGAAGTAGAGGGTAGAGACAAGGTGAAAGCCCTCAAGAATATTAGAGACCGTAAGATGGTTGTTAAGATGAATGGAGATGAGCTATGCTCCCTAGAATTAGCTAAGATAATACAGGTACCAGACCAAGTGTTACAGTTAGAACACCAAGGAGAGTTAGACACTGTTCAACATAGAAGTTTAGCAGATATACCTAAGGAGATATTTGAAGATGACGGTAAGGGTATACCGTTTGCGACATATGAAGACACAGATGGTGAAACTAAGACAGTATACTTCGCAGGAGACAACCCTAACCTACTGTGTATGTCACGTGTGGTAATAGGAGAGCCAGGTAGTGGTAAGTCCACATTTGCAGCTAGCTTTGCACTAGATGCACTGGAGAAAGGTTATGGGTCTATGGTAGTAGATGCAGCAGATGGTAAATTGGCACAGAGGATACTGAATCTAGTTCCACCAGATAAGAGGGATAAGGTAAAGATAATAGACTTGCTAAATTCAGAGAACCCTGTAGGGTTGGGCTGGAATGAAATATTCAGAGGTAGAAATACTGACGTTATTGAGGATTTAATTACTGAAGAGATTCTGTCATACGTTGAGCTTGTAGCAGGTACAGAACTAAGCATGACATCTAGAATCTGGGTTGAGAATGCTGTACGTGCAGTGTACACTACTCCAGATGCAACGTTACAGGATATAGAGAATATGTTGAGTAATGCAGAATATCGTGCTAGTGTTATTCCTCATATTGATGACCCAGAGTTGCGTAGTGACTGGGAATACTTCCATGAGAAGATGTCTAAAGAGGACAGAAAAGCTATATATGAGCAAGCATTCAGACGTCTAGCAGTTGTAATGCGTAAGAAGGCTCTAAAGAGTTTCATACTTCAGAAGCCTAAAAAGGATGAGAATGGTGAATATCTAGTAGACTTCAGAAAGTGGATGGATGAAGGCTGTCTAGTATTAGTCAAGGCTAATGAAACACTAGGTGAAGAGAATCAGACCGCACTAGTATCATTCCTAATATCTAAGTTTAATTTGGCTATCATTAGTAGGGAAGATATTGAGGAGGAGGATGACCGTAAGCCATGCTTCATAGTACTAGATGAACCAGACCACTATATCAAAGGTAGTGAACGCTGGAGAAGTATGTTAACTCGTTATAGAAAGTATCGTTGTGGCTTAACATTTATGTTCCATGGATGGGAGCAGTTAAAAAAGGCGGATAGAGAGTTACCTAAGATGATACGTAAGGCTGGTCCACACTATGTTATATTCCAAACAGATAGAGATAACTTGAAAGAACTGGAGTCTGTTATTCAACCAGAATTTAGCGTAGACCAAATATCAAAGGGTATGCCTAAGCACCATGCAATCGTCAAGCTAAAGATGTACAATAAGAAGGGTGAAGCTACTCCACCATTTATGGTTAAGGCTATTAACGAGCCTGAAAAGAGATACAAGAAATATGACAATAATGACTTATACGATATAAATGCAAGGCTTATGGGAAGACCAAAACAGGAAGTGCTGAATGAGTTGTTCAGATACAAGAACAATGCCGAGTTCTCTGTCGAACTAGTAGATGGAGAGGACAAAAAAGGCAAAACCCCACCAAAAAACACCCCTATTGAAATTGATGAAGATGAGCGTAGAGAACAACATGAAGAGGAACTGCGTACACTAGAGAAAGATGCTGGTGCACTAGTAACTAAGCTATTAGAGGATGGTGATGAGGAAGGTGCAGAGGAAATAATGGAATTACTAGAGGAAGTATTATCAGATGATGGATTGGAGGAAGGTTGATATGAAGGGTATCTATAAACGTCCAGAGGTGAAGCAGATAACTAGAGAGTGGGTTTATAATAACTGCAACAACATTACAGAGAGGGACATGGGGTTGCTAAGGTTACTGGCTGATAAGAGGGTGCTAAAGAGAGACCAGATACAACGTCTTTACCCAGAATTTGCTAGTACTGAGAGGCTTAACAATAGGCTGAAGATACTGTTCAACAAGCATGTGATAGATAGAATAGTTCCCCCTGTACCTTTGGGTCAGGGGAGTGCTCAACAGCACATATGTATTGACAGGGCAGGAATAATATTACTGGATATGGAACGATACAGTAAGCCAATCAAGTATGACTCTAATGGTCAGCGAATACTAGTAGACGGGTTTCACCACAGAGTTGCCATTAACGAATGTGAATGCTTGATAAGGGAAATTCTTAGAGACCTAGAGGGAGAGATGATATATTATGAGACGGAAGAGAAGTGCCACTTTAATGACAGTTTCATTAAGCCCGACATTGTTTGTGTATTTAAGTGTAAGGGTAAAGGATATGGATTCTGCATTGAGGTCGACATGGGTACGGAGAGGCTACCAGTTATCAAGAACAAGATTGACAATTACAAAGATTACTACGTGTCCAAACAGTGGGCTAAGAAAGAATGGGCTAAAGTATTCAAAAATCCTACGTTTCCACGTGTTCTATTGTTAACAAGGGATAAGTTCACTAAAAGGGTTAATGACATGAGACACTATACCCACGGCTCGATGGTTAGATTCTTGAGTGGCACACAGGAGGACTTCACAAGCATACTAAATTCAATATTAAAAGGTAGCCTGTAATGGGCTACCTTTTTGTTATGCATATAGTAGTCTCCCACATTTTCCACAAGTAGTTGGCTCTTGATTATCATAAGATATACCAAATGGTGGTTCTTCTGTGTGATACTCGGTAACGTTATGGTCTGGAAGGTCTATGATATTTACTCGTCTTCCCTTAACAAACGTATCCAACTTGGACAGTATCTCTGCTTTACATCTAGGCTGATAGATTTCATGTTCGTCCAGTAAGTAGTACTTCTGGATATGCTCCATGAACTTAGGGTTAATCATCTGCCATCGGTCTACCATTGCCTCTAGGAATTCAATAGTGAATGCTGGGAAGTCTACTGTAATAGAGGATACCAGATTCTTATTCATTTCCACTAGTTGTAATAAGTCTAATGGCTTCATTATGTGAGGGAAGTAGTCTACGTGACACGACACGAAAACCTTCCACGCTTTTGCTATGAACATCATCTCCCTGATGTCTTTCATCTCGGAGGACTCCACCTGTACCAACTTCCGTGCAGAGTCATCTAGGGAATTAATAACAACCCTCAAAGTTGAGCGGTTCTGTTCGCCCATCTTCTTAACAAGGTAGGTAGGTATCGCCTTCCCTGTCTTTAGAATCACTGGTGTATTGTTATCAAGCACTAAGTTAATCTTCTCTTCCCAGTTCGTCACTAGGTGAGTAAAGTATATAGGGTTAGGTAGATCCAACAGTAAGTAGTCTTTAAGGTCACCTAGAGACATTCTATCTCCGCACACCGCATATGCGTGGTCATTGTGCTTAATGATTTTTTGATTATAGCAGTTACAAAAAGATACAGATATAGGACTTCTATTTACGGAGATAGGAGTCCTGATTATTTCATTGTTATTCATATGTCTTACCTCCTGAAACTTAATGAAAGGGTGTACCCTGCTTGGCACACCCTTTTATATTACTGGTACGATTTCTTAAGATTCATAATCAGACGCATACGTGTGATAGAATCATTAGCGTAGTCTTTCCATTCTACATTACGCTCTGTTGCTAAGTCCTTCAGTGCCTCAAAGCTCATAGGCTTGAAGTCTGGCATATCTGCCGAATACTGGACAGGGTCTTTCTTCTTAGCTTCTGTTTTAGGTTTAGCAGGTGTACTAGCAGGTTTTTTCGGTGCTGGCTTGTCCGACTTTGTTGCAGGCTTAGTTGTTGCTTTAGTCTCCTTAGGAGTTTCCACTACAACCTTCTTCTCTTTCTTACGTGGTGTTGGGATATTAGCTCCCTCCATACGTGCCTTACACTGACCTCTTACATCACACTTCTGACATTCAGGTACACTCTCATCATGTGCAATACCAAAACAAGTACTTTCTTGTAACGCTTCTAATAATTTTGAGTCTATATTTCCAAAGAAACTCATAACTACATTTCCCCCATTCACATGTAATCACTTATAAAAGAAGTGATTTATTTGATTTTTTCTCCTAAACTGCTATCTCTCTAGTACTGTAATGCCAACGGTGCTTTCTCCCTAATCTCTTGCATTACGTTGTCATACTGCTTACCTGTTAACCCTAAAGCTCGTTGTATATGTTTCATTCTAACTGTTGTGTCCTTAGGGATGTTAATACGTTTGCCCTGTGATTTAAGCATGTTCTTACGTGCAGTATCAGCCCATACCTGGAATAGTGTTGCTTCACTAGGCTCAATAAGTTCTTCTAGGAACTCTCTTGATATCTCACTTAGCATATCCTTTAGCTTCTCCATGCCATTATCTCGGTACATTCTTTCTACTACATCATAGCCTTTGCTGTCTTCTATGTTTGTAAACGCATCTTCTAAGTCTATGTAGGTAAACTTGCTCCCTCCACCTTTGTTGTCCATTTGTCTGTATAGAGACTTACGGAAGATAGGAGCAAATTCGTCCATGTCTTTATTCTCACCCACGCACCACTTATCCCAGCAATCATACAACTTAATCATACCTTCTTGATACAAATCCTCTGCCGATAACATACCGTCCAATGTACTGTTCTGTGCTTTTTGTCTTGCTGCATACTTCACTAAGTTGTTGAACTGCTTGACTACTGCGTCCCAAGATAATTTAAGTGCTTCACCGTTTCTACATAGCTCGTTAGACATATTCAATTTTCCCCCAATTAGATATAATTACTTCACGTTAATAATACGTTTGCCAACATCTTGTAAAGCTTTCCCCATCATTAGGGCTTGGCGACCTGTCATCATAAATCCCTTACCAGGTACCCACTCACCGTCCCTACTCTCTCTCCACCACTTTTGAGCTGAAATACGAATGCCTAAGTTTTCATCCCTAACCATTAGTACTCTCAACTTCTGTGTGCTGGAGATAGGGATTGACAAACAATCCTCTAGAATCTCAGCCTTTAACTCAGGTTTGTACTCTTGTACCTTCTTGTTGTTTTCCATAATACCCTCTCCTTTTGGCTCTGGCTAACTGCCACTCGTTGGTGGCGTTGAATTCATTTTTGCAATTTTGACACCTTTTGTCAATCTCTCTTTCCTAGGGGTGGGGGAGACCCGATGTTCCTAGCTCAAGAGTAATAAAAAAGAAGAGGGGAAAACCCTCCCCTCTCCTGACCTATTTAGGTAATTTACCTGCTTTCTTTAGAGCCATTATTGCGTTCATACGGTCAATTGGATTATTGTTAGTCTTCTTCACGTCTAGTTTATTAGCAGCTACCATTTTGAATAAATCCTCTGTAGACAGGTCACCATATTTGGCTTTCTTTTTCTTACCCTCTTTAGGCTTAAACATCTCTGGGAAGAAGAAGCGTTGCATAGCCATTGAGATTCTCATACGATGGATATTAGCATGTTCTGTTTCTGTCCACGTTAGACCTAGTGCCTTAGCAAAGTACTCTACCGTTTGAGTATCAATGTCTTTATACCAATCCTTAAACTCCTTCAGTGCCTTAAATTCTGGTATAGCTTCTAAGATTTCCTCTTTAGTGTTGACAATATCCTCGGTTCTTACATAGTTTATTGGTTGTGGCTCATCATCCTCTTCCTCTACCGTTCCTACTTCCTCTTCCACTTCCTTAGCAATAGCTTCATCCGTCTTAGCTTTAAAGTTATCCCATTGCTCATCTTCAGTCTCAGCCTTGATACCATCACCCACCATCTCTGTATTTACTAGTTTTACCTTACCTTCTAGTGCGCCACCCTCTTGAATATCACGTTTTAACACCTTTGGTACATTTAGTACTGCTGCTACAGCCTTTAAGTCTGGCACGTATTGTCCTTCTACCTCATACATTTGTTGATTAGTCATCCTTCAACATCTCCTTTATACTCAATTTGGTTTTGGTTGATTGCTCAACTCTTGATTTCATTTTTCCCGTCCTCTCAGAAAAAATAAAGAGACAAGCCAGTAGGAAAAGTAACCCATTTTCCCTATCAAGCTTGTCTCATCTTATCGAATAGGTCACAGACTGTAAGCCTTGATGACGTCTTCCTTAGAAACATTGGCGATTAATTTATCCAACTCACAGATAACTCTTGCTTCTAATCCTTCTTTGTGTACCACGAAATTATTGAATGCGTTAAGCTCAAGTATACCATCGGTAATAGCATCAAAGTCAGCTCTAGTCATCATCACATAGTCCGTATCAAAGTTCTTGCTGAAGATAACCATAGGCTTCTTATCTATTTTTGCAGCATCCCTAATACATTGTGTCCACCATTCTTCCATCTCACCAGTATTCTTTAGGAACTGCTCTAAAGACCATCCCTCACGCTTCTTACACTCAATAGTAAAAGGAAATATTGAGTCAGGTGGTGTTACAATATCACCAGTAACTCGGTTATCCTTTTTCCACTGTAATCCACCACTAGCAGGAGTGCGTTGGAACTGTTCACCCCACCAAGAGCCTAGAGCCTTAGCAATCTTACGCTCATACTCTGCACCCTTGTTTTTACTATTAATACCCTTGCCACCTGTCTTAGCCATTTTCAAAACCCCCTTAAATTATACCCTTCTTAAACAAAGAAAATAGAGAGAGGATATCCTCTCTCTAATCTATGTTAACCCTTACGGGGTAGGTATTTTTTAAGATAGTGTAACGCAAATGTGATAGCAAATGCACCAACTAAAGTAATAACAAACACTTCATGACTGATGTGTAGACCAAACACACTTCCACCCATCTTAACTGCAATTGCAAGTATCAAGAAGTATGCAGTATTCTCTAGTTCTGGTACCTTTTCCATTAAGTATAGGAAGATGTGGGCTACACCACGCATCATCAGGATTCCTAACATACCACCAATTAGTAGTACCCAAACCTGTTCTGATACACCAAGTGCTGCTAAGATACTGTCCACAGAGAAAGCTATGTCCATGATTTCAACAGAGATAACTGTAGCCCAGAATACACCGAACCATTTTACTAGTATCCCACCCGTATTCATCTCATGGTTCTCTTCACCTTCATTACCCTTCTTACGATAGTGGTCTATTACAATCCACAGTAAGTACAGAGCACCAATCAGTTTAACGTACCATAGCTTGATTAGTAGAGTTCCTACTCCAATGAATAGGAATCGGAAGAAATAAGCACCAAGTAGTCCATAGAATAAAGCTTTCTTACGTTGTTCCTCTGGTAAGTGCCTTACCATGATAGCAAGTACGAGGGCGTTATCTGCTGATAACAAGCCCTCAAGAATTACTAAACTAAGTATTAAACCCCAAGCTGATTTACTAGTAAGTACTTCTCCCCACATTTGCCAGTCAAAGAACTGTGCGTAGGTATCAAGTATATGTTGTAAGATTTCCATATATTAGAAGTCCCCCTGTAGGCATAAGTTTTCTAGCTGATTCATTGAGTTACCAACTGTAGATTTACCAATGGCACGGAAATTCCAGTCCCCATTACCATCACGGTACAATTCCGCTACAACGATACCTCTTTTATCCTTGAAGTCTGCACCTAACTCGTAGCGCACAATTTCATTACCCTTTTCATCCTTAATACGGATATATGATCCAGGTACCCACCCAAAGTGACCATCCATAGGGGAGAATACATTAGCAACAACGAACAGCTTATGCACATTAGGAGGTATCTTTTCAAAGTCTACATAGATTTCCTCATTGTCACTAGCACCCTTCTTATCATTACCTGTAAGGTCATCTCCAGCATGTCGTACTCCAGGAGCACGTAGATTACCATAGTACACTGTTGTCAGGCGTTGGTTAGTATCCTTAATCAGGAATACTGAAGAATCAATGTCCATTTTAGGGGCACGTACAGGTTTATCAATCAACCCACCGCTTTCCCCTTTAAAAAAGGAAGAGAATTTTTGCATAAAGCTTTTTGCCTCTTCTTTAGAAGGTTTAGCATGGAGTACTTTCGCACCCCAGCTAAGACCAACTGTTACTGTTTTTAGACCATTATTGACTTCTTTAGACAGATTAATTGTTTGACCCTTGGACAGGTTTATCGGCATCCTTAGTTACCTCCTCTGGATTAGCTACCTCTTGTTTAGTTGGAACACCATACATTTCGTTGTAGATAGGTACACCAATTTTATTCAGTTCATCCTCTGTAGCAAGACCCTTTTGCAATACCATTTCTGTAAGGGTTTTCACTTGGATAAACATAGTACGCATTTGCTCCATTAAAGGCTCTTGTGACTTGATAACCATATCACGTGCTTCTTCACGTGTAATCATGCCATTCCAGTAAGCTTTCTGCTTCTGAATCTCTTTCTCCTTACGCTTAATCTCTTGTTGTCTCTGTTGCTTTAGTTTCTTCTCATCAATGTTTTTACCTTTGTTTATTACTGTCATCTAAATCATCTCCATTTTTATATTTTCTAGCTACTTCTTTTTGGAAGCGAGCTACATCCATATGGTATTTACGGATGTAGACTCGGAACCAAAATGCTTTCCAGTACTCAATGGTGTATATATCCCACCAATTTCTCACTTAATCTACTACAACCCAATCCTCTGCTAGAGCATCAGACCCACTAGGTGCCCACGGAGATACATCTCCTTGTGCGGTTTTAATTGCAAGATATTCACGATATGGTACGTCCTTACCACCAAATGCCTCTTTTGCAACCTCTGTTACAGGAGGGTAAGAAGCGGCAGGCACATAGTATACAAACATACCCTTTCCATTCCATCCCTCACGTGCTACCTTACAACCACTCTTTGCCATAAACACTGCTCCACCAATGTCCATCTTGCTACCTAGAATTTCCATATTAGTTTCCTCCTCCTAAGTTACGTTCTTTACTACCAAAGCCTTCCTGACCACGTGCAGTGTTGCCTGCATATTCAAGGAACTCACCGTATGTAGCGAAGCCCTTAGGTGTAACTTTAGTGTAACGCTTGATAACCATTTGTGCCAGTTCATCGTAGTTAGCTACACGAACTGTTTCAGTACCAACGTTGTGTAAAGCTAAACGAATATTACCACGAAATGGCTCATCAATAGTGCGACACAATAGAGTCATTTTCAACTTAGATGTACCTGAACGTGTGTCCAGCATACCATAATGACTTTGTGGGATAGCCATGTGAATACCAGTCTTTAGAGTATAGCTACATCCTGGGTGAATGTCTACAAACCCTTCAGTACTGAATTCACCGTCAAGTAAACGCTCATCAAAGATAGGTAAATCAATACCTGCATCTCCATCGTGGTGATACTTTAGTTGATACCCTGGGATATCAGAGAAGTATGGTAATTCTGGTTGACCTAGCATCATGTCCTTAAATGAGGTAAACTCCTGTTGCGTTTGTCTTAGTGCTGATTCTAAGTCTAGCACCGTTTTCTCTAAATTTGTTAATCTGTCCATGTTCTTGTCCTCCTTGAATGCTTGTTCGACTTAAAAAAACCCTCCCACAAAAACTCGTCTCCCTGCTATAACCACCCTCTGATTCGGCATTTAACCTCGAATAGAGGGGAGTATTTCATTGCCCCTTCTATCACTTCTAGACAACCTCTAGCACCAATCCCATTTGGGTCAGCTTCCTTATGGGGCATTCTACAAACGTACACATCGTCAAAATGCTTATACAGGCGTTTTGCAATTCTTATTGCGTACTCAAAAGCATCACCATCCAGCATAATGTATATAACGTCTATCTTGTCTTTGTTCATTACCAGTTTCATAAACTGTGTATCAGACATAACCTTTCCATGAATAGCTGCTCCGCTATCACCTATTGTGTATGCATCCATTTTACCCTCACAGATAACTGCAACTCCATTGTCCAGTATTAAGTCAATGTTAGACACAATCTCTGATTTACTTACTGCCATCATTCCTTGGTCTATCTGTTCCTCTGTTAGGGATGGGTTCATTACCTTTCTGTAATGCTTCTTCAGAAGCTTTATTTTAGGTGCTGGGTCTATTGTCCTTGCCTGCCAGTATATGAGTTCATAATCTTCAAAGTCAGGCATGATGATACGTCTATCGTATTGACCCCCATCACAATATCCCATTGAATAACGCTCTGCCATACTAAGAGTCAGTCCCCTGCTCCTAATATACTTGACCACCTCTTTTCCTAGTTTTCCCCTAGCTTCTTCTATTGGGACAAACTCGTCAGGTAAAGGGTGTATAGTCTTAACTATCTCAATCTCTGGTGCCTTATACAATCTCTTGTATATCTCTTCCTCTAGGTCATCTGGTAGCTCTTGCTCATACCCATCATATTCTCTGAATATATCCAGTGCTTCCTTGTATGAAATCTGTGTATAATCTGCTATAAGTGAGATTAAAGTACCAGTTGCATCACAGTTATGACAGAAGTATACCTTCCTGTTCACATTGACAAACATCCTGTCTCTATGGTCTTTACAGAAGGGACACTGGTAGCTGTACTGGTCACCCTTCTCGGTCTTATGGTAATTACCCTCTCCTAGTGATCCGTCTAGGTAGTCTGTTATCATCTATATCACCTCTCATGAAAAAGACTCTCACCTAATTAAAGGCAAGAGTCTGGAAATCGTCTCCTAAGTATTAATTGTTACATTGGTGCAACATCGCTCATATCTTTTACTGCAAAGTACCTGTGCTTCTTCTTATCGAAATCATATGCATATAACAACATCTGATACTCTGGGTGCCAATCAGTCTTACCCCAGTAGAACCCTGTTACCCTCACATAACGCCTAGCCTTCTCCCCACGCCAGTTAATGTATACAAAACTCACTTCATCATCTAAGTGCAGGTTTATCATCTTGCATCCTCCCCTACAGCTATTCCTCTACCTACTGTAAATGTTCTCACGACATCCATTCCTGCATACTGAGCTATATCTGGTAAGGGTTCAGTCGTCTTGCTTATCTTTCTACAACTATCTAGTAACTCCTCATAGGTTCCGTTATCTAATATAACATAATCAGGATTCCTATACTTCTTTATATGAAAGTCATGGACTTCCTTCATAATACGTCTCTCAATGTCATATCCATTAGCATCCAATTTGTATTCCCTCCCCTCTTCCGTATACCACTATTATAGGTAGGTTATTGAACATTAAACGAGTAGGCAAGTTGTGGTCAAGGGGCACAGGATTAGCTATGCTTTTCATAACACTAAGCTTTGTTTTAGTGTTTTCATCCATTATAACATATCTTGCCTTCCTACCAGTGATTGTTTCAAACTCCCCTATCTTTCTATAGATGACACACTCTATCTCCCTGACAATTGCACTAGCCTTTAGTCTCCCCTCTGCTTTCTCAAGGTACTTAGATATAGGCTTATCTAAACCTGGTAATGTGAGGGCATGTTTAGACCTTCCACTATTATGCTGCAAATTCAAGCACCACCGTTCTACCGTCCTCTTTAACCACATTGAGGTACTTATTAAACAACTGTTTAAGATGTTCATTATGAGTGATAACAATAACTGTACCAAAGATTTTAGCCTTCTCTTGTAGAAGTTCAATAACAGTGTTACAACCGATTTCATCTAGACCATCGAATACCTCATCATATACGATGATGTCCAGTTTCTTATTAGACCTAGATGACACAAGGTCTTGCAGAGCCATGTTAATAGCAACGTCAACCCTACGTTTTTCACCATTACTGTTACCCTTGTACTCATCATCACCGTGAATGTTAGTGACCTTTACGGAGAACTTATCTTTAATCTTACCATTTTTAAGCTTCTCTTGTGTAGTAAATTCAACCTCAATAGTTGATTCAGTTAGCTTAGATAGATAGTAGTTTGCACGTTCATTAAGGAATGGAGTCACACTGTCCAGTAGGACTGACTTGATACCTTGGTTACTGAAGCCATTAACCCAGAATTCATACTTCTTAGCCATAGCCATGTGCTCTTCCATCTTCTTGTTAGTCTCTTGTATCTTAGCTTCCAGAACCTTAGCGTCCTCTATGTTCTTCTCAATAATCTCTGTAAACGTAGAGTTCTTTAGGTCTTCCTGCTCTTTTATCTGTCTCTTGATACTAGCGATTGATTTCTCAATAGAAGCCTTCTTGCTATCAATTGACTTAATTTCACTATTGGTTTCTGCCAGTTCTGTACGTAGGTCATTTAGACTTACCTCTAGAGGTTTCTTCTTCTCTAGCTTCTTGTTAGTGGCTTTCAAATAACCAATCATTTCTTCCAAATCGTCTTCCGCTTCTTCTCGCTCTTTCTTGTTTTTGTCTATATCACTTTGTAGGTGATTTTCGATTGCGGTTGTGTCTTCCAAAGGAAGCGCTTGCCCACATGCAGAACAGTTTTCTGGTATGTCTCTTTTGTTCTTGACGTCATCTAGTTGTTTTTCTGTCTTCTTAATATGCTTGTTATATCTATCAATCTCTTTCTCTAAGGCGTTAATAGTGCCTAGTAGTTCTGTCTTCTGCTTCTCAGTTGTCTCATATGAAGCCAGACCCTTCTCTACGTCAGCTATTAATCCTTTTACTTCTTCCTTATCTTCCTCTAAGTCCTTGGTACTGGGCTGTAGACTTAATTGGTCTTCTGTCTCTTCTAGCTCTTTATTAAGTTCACCAATACGTACATCTACAGTCTTCTCTAGTGCTGCTTCCTTATTCTGTAAGTCTTCAATAGTGGTTCTGATAGTAGATAGACCAGTTTGAGTGGCTTGTATGTCAGAATTAAGCTTAGAGATTTCCATCTCTTCTTTAGCTAATCCCTTTTTAGCTTCTTCCTGCATATCCTTGAATAGCTCAATTTGTAGCATTCTTTCTAGAACCTGCTTTTGGGTAGCATCTGTTGCTAGGGCGAACATAGTATCTGCACCTTGACCAAACATGATAGAATTAGAGAACGTTACAAAGTCCATACCGATAATGTCCTCAATCATCTTATCTGTATCAGTGTCACTCTTGCCTGTTATATTCTCACCATTTCTATATAGAAGAACATGGTTCTTATATTCTCGATGCTTACGATGGCGAACAATCTGGTATTCGTCTCCCATATCATCATAGATTTTTAGAGACACCCTTGTATCCTTTTCAGCAATACGGTTAACCACCTTGTCAGGCTTAAATCCACGGATTGTCTTACCATAGATACACCATGTTGGGGATTCAGACACTAAAGTAGACTTACCTGACCCATTGCTATCAAAAGCTGTAGAGTCCTTATTGTCTCCCTGTACAAGCACTAACCCCTTATTAGAGAGGTCTATTGATGCTTCTTGAATAGATAGAAAATTCTGTACTTCTAATTCACCTAGTCTCATTCCTCTTCCTCCTTGTTACTCTTAGACTCAATAACTACTCCTACAAGTTCCAGAATGGCTACGACCACTTCAGCTATAACCTCTCCAATTATCATTCTATCACCTTCCCGTATGTCGTTCGCCCTTCACAAATAAAAAAGAAAGCGATTGAGAATTTTCTCAACCGCTACTTTAGGACTCCCCATTCTCTAAATCTATTGACTATTATACCGAATTTACGCTTCAAGCCATCTGCATTGTCTTTTCTAGCAGCGTGGTACAGAAACTCCTCAGGTATTTTTGTCTCTAGGGCTTCCCACTTTTTATTTAACATCTTGGCATGTCTTACCATACTCTTTTGAAACATTTCTGCTTCTATAGGGTTTAGTTCCACGATGACTTTACCTTTATCCTGTTTAACTATCTTCACCTTAACCCCTCCGTTTCTTACCACCTCTAGGTTTAGCTGGAGCTGGCATAACCACTTTCTTAAGGTCTGCTGTAGGCACATCATCAAACCATAAATCGTTATACTTGTTTACATAGAACTCTCCAGTGTTGCCCCAACCACACCAACCAGTACAGTTGAAGTTAGTATCTGAACGCTTTTTCTTGTAGATGGTGTACTCTGCACACCAGGGACACCATATAAGTTTCTCATTATTTTGTAATTTCCTAGTAAGTCTAGGAGGTCTCTCATCCTCTGGTTTAGGGAATGCAAACCACTTACCGTTCCCTATACCGTGGTCTGTGAAATATGTTATAGCTTTACGTTTGACTTTAACAGGTTGACGTACACATGTAGTACACATCAGTTACACCCCTTTCGCTTGCTGTACCCTTTGAAGTATTTCTAACCCTAGCTCCAAAGCATCTGGGTCATATTCTTCAGCGTACTTAGTTATAATATCCTCAAAGCTCATTCCTATTTTAACAGGGACTCTTAGCTCTTCCTTGTATTCTTTCTTTAGGATGACCTTATACAACAAGTTCACAGGAGCTACTGATGATAGCCATGCTGCATCTTCAGCATTTAGCTCAAAGCGTAGATAGTTACCCAGTCTAGCATGTTCTTCCAATACCGCTCCATCCATGATAGCGTCTCTGTCTAAGGTTAGGAATTTAGGATTAGGGATAGGTATCAGCTTAGTATCAAAGCGTTTGCTAGTGTCTGCTACTACAAAGCCCTTGTCCTCTCCTTCATCTCCATGACTATGCTCTAGTGGAGAGCCAACATACATTACATGAGGGTGACCTCCTAGTAGTTGATACATATGGAAGTGACCCAAGAATACATATTTGAACAGGTCAGGTCTCAAGTCCTCTACAGTAAAGGCATCAGCCATAGGGAAGTTACCATTACCTACGAACCCACCACTGATTCCCATGTGTCCTAATAGGATAGGATTCTCTAAGTCAGTAGGTATAGACTCAAGGAAGGTCTTAATCATCTGTGCATTCTTGCTATAAGGTACACACACTACATCAGCGTCCCCAAACTTCACTATGCGGTAGTCATCAACAACTGTTATGTTGTCTAACTCTCTAAACGAGTGTAGTGAGTGTTGTGGGAAGTCACTGTTATCTATTTGGTCATGGTTACCAGGAATCATCAGCACCTCAATACCTGCTTCACCTATAGCCTTAATTTCATCACGTAGACTATTGTAAACCACTGTATGTACTCTTGCTCTCTGGTGGTATAAGTCTCCTGCAAACATCATGTGCTTAATACCGTTAGCTAAACAGTACTCTTTCTTGTATCGTAAAGATAGAATAATTCTATCTAATCGTGTAGACCCTGTAAGGTCAGATGGTTTATTGTGCTCTGGGTATATGTGTCCATGCACGTCTGCTGATATTGCGTACTTCATGGTATCATCTCCTATTTATTGTAGTAATTTGTTATATATTCTATAGGCTCTGGGTCTGGCTCAACCTTTAAGCCTAGAGTCATGAATACTGTAAAAATTGCCCTTGCGTAGCCTAAATTCCAGTAGGCATTTATGGAGTTTTCTTTCCACTCTTTCCTACACTCTTCAATGATGGACAAAGGAACATCTACTACAATCTCACCTGGCTCATGGATAAACTCTTCTATGTGTAGCTTGCGTACTACCCATCCTAAGCCAGCCTTTATACCCCAGTCTGTAGCACTTCTGTCTTCTACATCTGACCACGCTTCAACAAAACTTTTAATAGTCCCCTTACGTATCTCGTTTAACTCAATACGCACCATACTCATCTTGACCCCTCCTATTTATATTGTATTGGTTCTGCCTCTTCTACAGTAAAACCAAAGTCCTCTATTAAACCTCTCAAAATGCTCAGATGACACACAGGTCGCTTACGATGATCACAGTAACAAGCTATCGCCACTGTCTTACCTTCTGTCAACCAATAAATAACCTCGCTAAACTGACTAAAGAAGTCTCCACGCTCTTCCCATTCAGCTAGTAGGCTTTCAGTGTAGCGTTCAAACCACCCATCCAGTCTACCTTTTCTATTATGCTCCTTGGTGAACGTGACAAGCTCTCTAGTAGGTGCTAGTCCTGGCTTATGCTCCCACCACTGGAAATAAGTTCTACCCTTAGGTTTCCCTACTGCTAACAGTTGTACGTCAGCATCAGGCATAACCGTCCTTCCATGAATAGTACACAAGAGAACCTTGCCCCTTCCCTTTAAAGAAAGGGATTCTTTGAATTCCTTCTCCGTGGTATCTTTTAAGCATCTTAAACAACGATAGAGGTTACCACTGTTGATAACCTCTACGTTGTGTCCACGCTTTTTACAACTTGGACAATTCATTATTTATTCCTCCAGTCTAAATGTGTTAATAGGTAAAGAGCCAATCCCCGTACCATAACTAACAGTTTTACTGTATCTGATACGTTCCTTCTTTAGGTAGTCCTCAAAGTGGGCTGATTCAGTTCTCATAGTTATATCGTAACTATCAACTGTTCCCTCTCTTATCATACCTACGATAGCTGCAAAGTGTTCCTTTAGAGTAGTTCCATGTTCTAACATTGACTATTCCCCTTTCCCCCAGTAAACAGTACCACACTCACCACAACCACCCACATAGTATATACCCTCAGTAGTTTTAATAGCATTCATTATAACTCTATTAAAGATAGGATTTGTTACCTCACCTGCCAGAATAGAATTAACATTTATGCTCTTAGAGTAACACTTAGAGCATGGAGTCTCCACAACCATAGGGTTGTGATGGATATTTCCTAGAAAACTCCAGTAGTTTAAGTCTGCTCCCTCTTTACCTAGTAGTTTTAATGGTGGTACCTTCTCCGTCACTATTCCCATATAAATCCTCCCTATTCGTATGAACTCAAGGTCATCGTAGCGTAGTCTATTTCATTATTGATGGATATATTGGCTTCACCATCCCTGTGTTTAGAGATATAGATACGCATTTCGCCATCTTCTTTTTCTTCCGTAGTCTGACATAGAGCCATCATAAAGTCTGCAATGTTAGCTTTATTGAATGCCTCTGCTAAGTCACCAATTGTGATAACCTTCTTGTCTAGTGCTCCACGGTTAGCCTGTGATGCAGTCCACACTGGACAGTCATACTCAGCTGCTAAGTCACGTAAGTCTAAGTACACAGACTCTAATTCGAAACGCTTGTCAGCGTAGGTTCTACGTGGTTGTACAAGGTCACCGTAATCGACAATAATAACGTCAGGCTTAATGCCTTTCTCCATCCATAACCTAGTAAGGTATGAACGCATTGTGTGTACCGTACAATCATTAGTCTTGTACTTCTTAACGAACAGTTGACCTCTCTTAGTCTTCTGCATATTCATAATCGCTTTAAGTATCTTGTCTGGGTTATCTTTCATATACTCGAATGATTTACCCATTAAGCGTTGGTCATAACGCTTAGTAACCTGTTTCTCTGGCATCTCTAGTGTGAAGTGTACTACGTTGTAACCTTCTAGTACTGCTCCTGCACCAATGTTAATCAATGCAATAGATTTACCACGGTTAGGAGGTGCGATAACAACCCCTAGTTCTCCTCCACCAAGACCCCCATGTAGAATATTATCTACACCAGATATCCCTGTTGGAATCCTACGAACACCATCCGTACCCTCACGATAGTTCTCAATACGTTCTTGAGCATTGGAGTAGTAATCTGTACCCAAGTCACCAATGTCTTCACCTATTCTAAGAGCTTTACCTACCAGGTCTTCTATCTTATTGAAATCCTCTGATGTACCCTTTTCCAGCAACCCTACAGAGTCCCAGATAGCCTGTTCAATTGCAGAACGCCTACCAAATGCAATAACATTGTCCTTTATATACTCCGCATCTGACAGGTCAGCATCAAATATATCCAGTATACAATCTTCATACTGGTCTTTTATCTTAGCTTTGAGTTTATTATTCTTGGTAAGTTTCCTTACCTCTTCCCAAAGTACCTCTGTAGTTGGAGGGTTAACGTCAGTGCCTTTCTTAGTAGCACGGTCTGACTCTTTCTCATAGTGTTCTTGAATGATACGAGCCATGTCAATATGAATGTCTTTCCTAAGAAACTTAGGTTTTAGTACTTCTCTAAATGTAATGTAGAAAACTTTGTCACGTGCCATTAGTGCCAGTATCTTAGACTGGAACGATTCTGAAAATTCATATGTTTCAGGCATGCAATATGCTACCCCCTTCAAACTGTCCTCCGACTTAATAAAAGAGAAGACCCCAAAAGTCCTCTCTTGCCTATCCCAGTTTGATGTTAGGAGGAATACTAAAGTGAGACTCTACTTCTTTCACAGTCTTTTCTATGAGTTCCTGTAACGTCTTGGACTCGTGAATCATGTTAAACTCCTTCATAACCAGCTTCTCCCTATTGGAATCTCCTGTCATTGTGGATACAACATCATGAAACCAAGGCACTGACCATAGATAGTATGGGGACAACTCCCTCCAAGCCTGATAGATTTTGATAGCCTTGTACTGGGCTTTGTCATCCATAATAGACTGCTTGATGTAGGTGTTTAGAGTCTCCGCAGAGGAGATTACACCCTCAATCACTTCTTCCCTACTGCTGAGAGTCTGTCTTCCTTTTTCTTTTTTCTTGCCACCCACGTCCTTCTCTGACTTACGTTTGATATCTGCCAGATAGTTTGTGAAGTATCTCAAGGCACGAACGGAATACATCATATGAGCCATTGGTATTCCACCTAATCTCTGAAACTGGGATTCAATATATAACTTTCCATCCCACTGTTGCATTCTACATATTTCGTATACTCTTTCAAAGTGTATCCATCTCTTGCTCTTTGTAGGCTCTTTATGGGATACAACTGAGTAACCAGCCTTCCCTATTACCTTTCGTGCCAACATCTCATAATGCCTTACAATCTCTAGAATGTCATCTTCTCTAGTCTCTTCTTGCATTTGTAATAGTCTTAAATATGCCTTCACCTCTTTCGGTAATATTATAGCTTTCCGTATGATAGGTACCCTCGTTATAACCTTTGGTTTCCTCTTTGCCATACTAAACACTGTCCTCTCATATAAAAGCTGTCCACTGAACGACCGCTCGAACTACGGAGTGTAGGGCTTTTGCCTCCCTTTTTTCTTTAAATTTTTTAATTATTTAAAGGTAACCTTTAAAAGTTTTCTCTTTTATATTAACCTTTATAAATAAATACTCTTTATAATTTTTAGTTACGTTAGTAACTAAAAATTAAACTCACATCCATGGAACACCCCTACGAGCAGTGTCCTTTTCATACAGAAAACTGGACTTCTCAGCCCAGTTTCACTATATGGAACGCTTCATTTTTGTATGTCTCATAGCGGTCTAAAGTGTGTTCAGCTAAGTATTCATTGTGGTAATCCAAGAAGTCATAAACCTCAATACCTGAACCATCAGCTTTCTTTCTTAGACCTCTACCTATTCTTTGTAACAGTTGTCTCATGGACTTCCCACCAGCAGCTAAGAATAAACAGTTGATACCAGAAATATCAACTCCCTCATCCAGTATAGATGTAGCTACCATAACTGGGAATCTACCTTCAGTGAAGTCTTGTAAGGCTTCCTCTCTAAACTTAGTAGTTCTGTCTCCATGTACAAATCTGTGGTCTATTTCATACTCCTCCAGTAGTTCAGATACAATGTCTCCATGTTCGGTTTCGTTCACTATAATTAAACACTGTTTCCCGAAATCCACCCTCTCACTGACCTTATCAGCTAACACCGTGTTTCTGTCTACATTAGAGATGATACCCATCTTACGAGAATCAGAGTACGTTTCATTCTCAATCACATCAGTATCTACTGGCAACATGTAAATTGTTGGTTTAGCAGAGAACCCTTGTTGGATTAAGAAATCATTAGATATCTTGATGACAATCCTTCCAGTACATCCAAGCAGTCTCTTAACATTAATCTGGTTAGACTCATCCACAGTACCAGTTAAACCAAATCTGAAGTATGCATTATCCAGTTTCATGAACAGCTTATACCATGTATCAGATGATGAGTGATGTGCCTCATCCCCTAGGAAACAGTGACAAGATTTAAGTAGTTCAGCAGTTGCTTTACATGTATCTAGATACTTCTCCTTGTTCATATTCTTAGGAATCTTTTTAGGATTCAGATACTTTGATACAGTTGGTATCATCACAATATTGACCTGCTGAACATCCCATACACCAGTACCAATTCTACCAACCTTGATTCCTAATCTCTCTTCCAACCTTTTATGAGATTGTGAGAATATCTCTTTAGCGTGAGTGAAGAATAGTATGCGTTGGTCTGACTTTAAACTAGGTAGAATACACTTGATGATGCCTGCTGCTACCTCTGTCTTACCACCGTTAGTTGCAATGTTCACTATCCCTCTAGTAGCTTTGAGTGCAGATTGTACAGCATCATACTGGTAATCACGTAAAGTAATGTGACCAATCTTCTCATCTCTTAACTGGATTTCACTTGGTAGAGAAACGTCTATCTGTTTTCGTTTGTCAACTACGTCTACCGTTTCACCTGCTTTTTCCAACGCCCACACAACTTTGGATAATAAACCGCTAGGAAATTTCTTAGTCTTCATGCTGAAGAACCTTGTCTGTCCATCCCATGTCCCATTTCTATACAATGGAGTGAACTGGTAGCCTGGTGTTTCTACCGAGAGTGTACTATCCACCAACTTTAGAGCTTTTGTACTTGCATCAATGACAACCGATTGTAAATTACCTATTTCGATAGTCGCCATATGTAACACCTCCAAAATTATTTCCTATTTAAAATAACCACCCCGAATAGACTTTTCACCTTCTTTCCTCATTTCTTTTTTCCTCAGAGGTTTTTCATATAGAGCCATAGCGGTGACATTGGGAAGAATAGGTTGCTAGTAATGTTCTAGGTGAATTTCCTCCAAATTTCGGACATAGAAAAACCCTTGAATCGTCTAATTCAAGGGTTTTTTGCTAGATTATTTGTGGCTTAAACCGTCAATTGAGAGGTCATCTTTGTCCTTCAACTTCCGTACACCATTTTCAATCCCTGCAATAACTTCTTCCTGACTCAAGTGTATGCCTTTAGTTGCTAAAATGTGTAAGGCTTGGTCAACCGCCCAATCACGTTTCTCAATACCCTTCTTACCTTTTAGCTCTGCTTCTGCATATTCAACCACTTGGTTTGTGATAGAGTCGATGATACCAAGCTCATCCTTCTGCTTAGCACGTTTCAATAGACGTCTACCTTGATCTAATACTAGTGCTAGTAAGGCACCCACTAGTATAGTGACTACCTCAGCACCAATTTGAGTTACTAAGTCTAACAAGTTCATTTAAAAGCCCTCCTATCTAACTTCCACATAAGTGGAGCTAGCAGTGATATAGTAAGTCGCACCTTTGGAGTTCTGCACTTTGTACTGATAAGCGTCATCTACTGGCACCTTAGTAACAATAGTGAAGCCCTCACCTGCATTACATTGACCAACAACATAAGTTTTATCCCATGTAGGTCGGCTGTAGAAGTTTAAGCCATCTACTTTTGATACTACTCGTTTGCCAGCGTTAGTAGAACCAGAACCTCCAGTAGAACCACCTGTAGAACCTCCACTAGTACGCTCGAAACGTAAGAATGAAGAATCGTTCTTAACCCATTGGTCTCCACCTAAGTTTAGCCATCCATTAACCTCTGCCCAAACGATATAGCTTTCGCCAGCATTTAACTGACGTAGTACAGAATAGTCAGTACCTGGACCACTACGTAAGTTTACGTTAGTGCCTGTGATATAAGCTGTACCGATACCGTTACTTCCACCGCCAGTAGGAGGTGTAGTTGTACCGCCACCAGTGTTTCCACCAGTACCCCCACCAGAACCGCCACCTAATACATCAGATACACGATTCTTGAAAGCAGTAAATAATGCAGGATTATCTACATATGGACCAGGACAGTACTTATGAGTTACATCATAGTGTCGTACAATGTCAGAAGCAGATAAACCGAACTTACGGCACAGGTCTGCACAAACATTTACTGCACGTGTAACTGTGTCAGGGTGGAAGCTACCATCAGGCTCTTGGCACATTTCCACACCAACTGATAAGAAGTTAGCATTAGGCTTTAATGCCTCTACTCCTCTGTATGACCCGTCATTAGCTTGATAAGTTACTTCATCTAGTGGAATAATGCAGATTGCTTCAATTTTGTCTACAAATAAGCTAGCTGATGCATAACGATCAGTGAGATTATTAAAATAGCGTTGATGGTTAGCAGCACTAGCTCCTGGGTTAGCAGTGTAATGTAAGATAATCTTACGTACAGCTGTCAGCTTAGTACCTGGTCTAGAATATTGATTGATACGAATAAAGTCGTCTCTCCATGCTACCATTATTTATCTCCCCTTTCTTTTTCTTCCTCTGTAGAGTCTTGTGGTATCTGCTCATCTACCTTAGACTTTAAAAAGCCAGGTACTTTAAGACCCATTTCTTCTACATTTTCAATAATAGACTTAAACTCAGTAAAAATAAAATAGTAGTATGCTAGTGTCACTACTGGAACGAACTGTGTTTCCATCTTACTAGCTATAATTAGGGCTGTAATGAGAATAATGTAAGCTCCTAGCTTACTAACCGAGTCTCTTAGCCTTTTACTACTAATAGGGATACCATTCCGTTTAGATTTCATTATGCCAGTAATAAGGTCTAGTGTAAAAAGTGCTAAGAATGACCAGATTAACTCCGTATAGAATCCCTCTATATATGCAACAACCGTTCCAAAAACGCTCGCTAGGATTTTCCATTCGAAACCCTCGAATGCTTTCATTACATAGTGTCCCATTGTGCCCTCCTTTCTCCTAACTTGATAGTCAAGATACATATTTACCCCTCCATAGAAAGTGTACACTAATAAAATTGTAAAAAACAAAGGACACCCCTATGTAGAGGTGTCCGTCTGTTTTGTAAGAGTTATCTAGGATTCATTGGGTCGATGCCATGTTCTGCTAGGAACTCTTTATAGCGTTGGTACTCAACTTCAAAAGTGTTACACTTACCTTGTTCAATAAGGTAACGATATAATGGAGTTATAACTGTGATAGGCACCTTGTAGCGGTTTACTAAGCCACAACACCATGCTTGGTCTTTAGCAGTCCAGCCTGGCTCATAGTAAGGATACCATTCATCGCCAACTAGCTTTCCTCCGATACCATTAGTAGAACTACCTGTTCCATTAGTTAATTCAGCCATTGCTTACACCCCTTTTATTTCGTAATAGGTTGGATAGGTTGTTTCTTCTCTAACTCATTAATACGTTTAGCTTGTTCCTCTATCTGAGCTTGCATCCCCTCTACAGCAGAGATAACATAGTCACAGACACCTTGCAGAACTTCTGTTTTAGCGTCTATTTCCATAGTCTGTTGTGATTGGAAGCCACTCATCATCTGAACCATATCTATCATCTGCTTGAAACTATCCATAGGATTGTCTCCCTTAAACAGAGATATAGAATAAGCTCTACGCTTCAAGTCTAAGAAAGAGGAGTCAAAGTCTACATCGTCTGGAAGAATAAGTAAGCTACCGCTAATACCTTCGACCGTTCCTGTAGAGTGGTAGATGTTCTTTTCATCATCAGATACTCTAATGTTTTGAAGACCCTCTAACCTCATACCTTTAACTGCTTCACCATTAACTATAGTGTAAATTAGTACTTTCACTGTCACCACTCCTTCCTATATGTAGATGGAGGGTTGTATTAACCCCTCCATTATAAAAATCAACTTATTGATACTTAACCCAAACCTGTGCCCAGCCATCGAATATCATATAAGGAGAGGCAGCGTCTGCATATATACCGAAACCTCTAGCGTTACCTGAAGAGAAGTTACCTGCAAGTGCCTTAACATTAATCCACTTACGCTCTCCCCATGCAAAGTAGTTACCTGTAACAGGACTGCCTAGGTATGGCATACCTGATGGCTGACTAGCTTCATTGTGGTTACGGATACTAACTTGTTGTGCAGAGCTGTAACCACCACCGTTAGTACGTCCTATGCTGATTTGCATATCAAGGATAGTTTTGCCTTTAAGGAAGTCCAACTTATTACCAAAGAACCATAGACCTCTGTAGTTACCCCATCCATCCCATGTACCTTGTAGAACCTCATCACGATACCATTGACCACCATAGTTTTCACGCCATGATTTAGAGCCAACAGAATCAATGTAAGCCTCTTGTATAGTAACAGGAGGAGTAGGTTTAACCCAAGAACCAGTATTCTCTGTCCAGCTACCGCTCACCCATCCTCCTTGATCAGTATATCGTTCTATACCCCCAGCATAGAATCCAGGTCTAGTTCCCCCACCTTGTATAGTTCCAGCAGTACTAGAAAGTACACAGTAACAGTTACCACCACGACAGTCTATTACTTGAACATATCCTCGGTAAGTTCTCACCATATCCCAAGCATCATACATTTCACAACCATTCACAATCACATCACTGCTCTCACTGTATATACAAGCTTTAGCTTTATTATTACCTGTGAAGTTGCAGTTCCATGCGGAAACCCTAGTGCATCCATAAGCTTCTAAAACCCCATTAGACTGATCCCTACTATTACTAACGTTGATGTCCTGCATATACACCTGACAGCTACAGTACCACACTCGGATACCGCCCCAGATGGTTTTTCTACCATTCGTACCTGACCTAATGAAGATACCATTAGAACCTCCAACACCGCCACCACCTACAAAGCCTTTGATGTCTACCCACATCTCATACACATCACTTTGTAGCTTGATTTCTACATCCCCTTCAAGATATTTAGGTATGTTATTTAAGGCTTCCCTCATAGTCTTGTAAGGTTTAGCTTGGGTGCCATCAGGAGTATAGTTACCATTGTTGGCTGGGTCTACGAATACTTCCATCCATCCTTTGTTACTAGAAACCATGTTAGGAGCAGTAAGAGTACCAGATACGTCTAGAATGTTGGTTCTAACTCTAGTGAAGCTAGCCCCGTTCTCATCAATCTGACCTACGGTATCTTGGTTACCATTGACAGTCGCATATACACGAAGTACACCACGTCCACCCTCACCTAGCTCAAGAGTACCTCCTTTTGCTTGGTCGAATGTCAGTAAACCAGTACGTCTAACTGTAGGTAGAGTGAACTGCCA